AATTAAATGGGTGGCACTATGTCGATGGAGCGACGGCCGAGGTCATACCCTGTGGTCCCTTTATTGGACGTCAGAGGAAGGACGTGTTCGCAATTAAACTCGCATGGTCGCGGTCAAATGAAATTAAGGATCTAAAAACATACGGACTTTCTATCATGTATTCTGCACTCAGGATGAGAGCCTCATATGACTTTCCAATTTTGGATATAGATTTGGAGGGATCTGACGTGTTCGATTTTGGTGCGGGAAATGAAGGCAAGTTGAGAATGTTTATGCTAGGCCAGTCTCAACAAATTTCTTGATAAAAAACAAATGAAGGCGGTGATTCGCTCAGGATACACCCAAGTTCGCAAGCGTATGAAGATTACCGTCCGGCGGAAGGACGGGACGAGCTACTCGTACATCCGCAAGGCGGGCAAGACCCGCGTGCGCGCCGTGCCCATCCCAGATGTGGGTGCGGCGGGCAAGGCCCCCAAGCTGATCGGCAAGCTGAAGAAGGGGATGCTGACGCAGTACGGCTACCACCCAGTAGAGGCCATGACCAACCGCCACAAGTCCCTCTCCAAGGGTATCTCACAGGGCGAGACCCCTCTGGCCGTCTCCCGCCGCCTGATCGCCATCAGCACCCTGACAAAGCGCACTGCACCCCGTGCGTCGCGCATCTATAAGCAGGACGCTAAATGGATCAAGTCCAAGTTCAAGTGGGGGTTTAAAATGTTTTCTAAAAAGTAGTAATGGATTACCTAAAGAAGACGGCTCCGGCGCCAAGTGGAGGTGGTGGGGTATTCGGAATATTTGCTCTTGTACTAGTGTGTCTAATTATCTGCACACTTGGATATCTCTTTCAGGCTGGAAAACTCACTGGATCTGCTGGATCCAAGGGCGATACGGGGGCTTCTGGTCCAGCGGGGCGGGCGGGGCCAGCTGGGCCAACTGGGCCAGTAGGACCTAAAGGACCGAATGGAACACCTGGGTCATCAGGCCCGGCAGGCCCAGTGGGAACGCAAGGCCCGGCAGGGGCGGCGGGTCCAGCGGGGCCTCCTGGTCCAGCGGGTCCAGCGGGGCCAGCTGGTATGAATGCATCTGCTTCCGCGGACGTAAAGACTTCGTCAGTTGCACCTGGACCTGGGCCTGAAAACCACAAAGCAATTCGCGAACTTCTTCAACAAATTCATCCACAAACAGTTGGCAAATGTGACGCTTTAGTTGGCGAATTGGCCAAGTGGGCAGCTGATAATGGATATTATGTAATTGCAAAAAAAGACGAATGCAAAATTGGAAGACACGAACACGGAAACAAAGATTTAGGATTTTGCAATAGTAAAAGTATCGGCTCCCCACCGGGCGAAATTCTTAGAAAGTTTGGAAACTGTGTAGGGCATTAGTAATTTTCCAAGAAGTAGTAAGAGAATGTCGGGGCATTTCACAATGCCATCTGCGACGGTGGGCTCCACCACCAACAATCCATTTTTCGAACCAAATTATAATCCATGGGGGAAGAAAAATCCAACTTATAACAAGACTTACAAGACGGGCAGGACCACGGTTGGTGGTATGGTGGCTCGTCCAAATATAGTATTCACTAAACCCAAGTGACAGGGTCCCATAGTCCATGAATTTTAAACCTAAATGGGTAAAGGGGTTGTATAGACCATTCACCTGTATGACTTAATATATCAACTAGAATATGGAAGGCGTATATTTTTCGGAATGAATTTGGAATTAAAATTAGAAACCAAAATGAATGAGGAATTTTATAGAGTAAATCATACAGCCACCACATTCTAATTTCAGACCAAGATTGGGGCCAGTGCGACAGAAAGAGTGCCATCGGGATATCCGGTGCAACTGACCATACCGACCAGCTTCCAAATAAGAGTCTGGTCGTGATGAGGTGTCCGGACCAAAACATCTTTAAGAATAACGGACTTTATTTACAAATGGCTGATATTATTCGTGATATTTCACAGAGTGTTTGGTCAGCATTAGGCCCTGGATATTCTGAGCGCGTCTATCACAACGCTTTCGAGGTGGCTCTGCGTAAGCGCGGGGTCCCCTACGAGACTGAGCGTGTTTTGCCTGTGAATTACGAGGGGACTTTCGTTGGCTTCATGCGGGCTGATATCGTAATTGACAACAAGATCATCGTCGAGCTCAAGTCGGCCGCGCGCCTCACCCCCGCCTTCAGGACGCAGGTCCAGAAGTACATGGAGATTACGGGGTGCGATCAGGGTTACCTCATCAACTTCCCAGTGGATTCATCCATCGTGGAGATCGAGTCGTTCGGCAAGCCCTAAACAGTGGGAATATATTCCCAATGCAATTCATCACAAATTTTCTTCCAAATTGTGTCCTGGACATGAAGCTTCTCAGTTGATTTTAATAGGGGGAAACAGGGCAAGTATTCGTCCTCACTAAGTAATTCACAAAACTTGTAGAGGACATATGCATAGCTTAAAAAATTCTTTCTCTTCAGAGGTTTATGTTTCTCAAAGGGTTTCTGAATTTGGTAAAACATAAGCCTGAGTTTGTCCTCGAGCACCTGGGGCATCGTGGGTGGCTGTATCCCGTTAAGGATAGTGGTTATATAGGGGACATGCTCATAGTACTTTGACTTGTCGAGTTTCTTGAGGAGCCCCTTTACCTTCTCATGAGTAATCTCGGAGAGGTCTTTGATTTTTTGCTTCTTAAATTCGGATCTTAATTGGACTATGACTTCATCAGGTACGCTCGTGGATTCTTTGGCTTGAAACTGGGATACCCACTCGTTAAAGTGGTTCTCGCGCTTGTATGAATAGACTATGTTCTTCTCCATCTCCTGCTCCTCCTTGAACCCCACCTCTTCGCCTTGGATGTACTCGGAGTAACCGCACTCTTGGCAAATCTCTTCACTCACAGCGTCGTCGTGTATTCGCGTGTGCTTCTTACCACACCCTCTACATGGTACGAAGAAGTGATCGCTCTTGGACGACGTTATCACAGTATCTCCTTCAACCTCAACGAGGTACTTTTTGTAAATATCCTTACGCTGAACACCCTTGCGCATGGTGATATTCACACCAAGAGCCTTCTGAGACTCGGCGGGAACTTCACATACTTCAGATGTATATTCCCTGATGTGAGACATGGCAGACAGCAAGTATTCACACAATTCAGATTCTGATTTACATGCACTTACCCTAGTGTTATAGTGACCTTCCATTGCTTTAATAAGAGTAATAATCTTTTATATGAGGCAAAGGTTTGTTCAAATTTTTTTTCCAATTTAAGTTGTTAATTTATTTCTTAATTATAAAAACACCCATACCATTCCAGAACTCGGTCATTGCGGTGTTACGGTTTGTATTACCATCTTGGCCTGTATGAATATCAGTCCATGTATGTCTAATTTCGAATCTTTCCACGATATTAGCACCCAATTCTTTGAAAGCACTCTCGGTACCATTCCGAACATCCGGCCAGTTCCAGTCATCGACAATTATGACAGCCTCGTTTGCTAGAATAGGCCAAACTCTCTTAATACCTTCGTACTGGTCATTGAAACCGTGAGGGCCGTCGTACAGGTAAATATCGATAGGCTCTTTGATTTCGGTAAAATCAAATTTTAGAAAGTCCGCGTCTATGAAATGTATGTTCGAGTCCGGGACGTACTTGGTAAGGTTGCCGTCAAGCTTCTCGCGAGTTCCGTCAAACTCGGAAAAGTTATCAACGGCGTATGCCCTGAGATGAGGATTTTTGTAAAGAGCTGCACACAGGGTTGAACCTGTGTAAGTGCCAACCTCCAGATAGCGAGTCTGGCGATCCGGGAACTCAAGACTGCATATGTTATTGTAAAAATGACGGGTCTTTACGCCAGAAAACCCACCAATCTCATGAAGAGGAACCTCTACAGCCTTGGAGTCGAAACAGTTTGCACCATTAAAACTCTTAATGACGTGTGCCAACATTAATGATAGAAAATTATAAAAAAAAACAAATCTAGCGCATCTCTAGTCTATCTTGGGGGCTAGGTAGAATCGAAGGTCCCCCAGATTGGCGATCGTGTATCTGAACACGACCGGCATGTCCTCATTCTCCGAGTCTTGCATGAGCTGGACGCTCGAACACATGCTTGTAGCCTTGGTGAAGAGGTTGATGTATTTCAGACTGAAAATGTTTCCAGTCCGGGTCACGCTTTCAGGGTACTCGATGATGGTCTCCTGCTCGGCAAAGTCTCCAGAGCACTTGAGGATGAGGTTGGTCCCTTCACGGATGATGCTCATGTCGGCCGCCAGGTTCCCCATATCACGAGAAATCTTCTGAAAATCAATCGAAGGCATGGTCGTGATGACATTCATCTGAATGTCAGGGACCTCGAGGATGTCTTCATTAATATCAAGTAATTTCAGATTAAAATTGGTAACTGATTTCTTGACTGGATTATCAATGGTCATAGTCATGACATCACGACCTACGATTTTGATACTAAGTGTATCCTGGCCACTGACAGACTTGAGAAGCTTGTACATGTTTCCCATATTTAGGCCGGCGGTCACTGGCTCGGGGCACTCGTACTCCTCAAAGTTTTCACACCCCAAATTCATATGCACTAGGGTTACACGTGCAGTGTCGAGGGTCACGATCCTAACCCCTTGATCCGTGAAATACACATTGACGTCATTGATGATGTCTTTCAGAACCTCGAAAACGGTCTTCACCGCCGACGCTTGAATCGTCTTCAATTTCATTGTAAAATAAGAATCCATAATCTTTATCAGAAGTTGAGTGTTCTCGGACCGCTCAAGTTTCTCGCAGGTGCTCGGCGAGCAGCTCTAATGGCTTCGCGTGCGTTTCTCGATCGCTGGGCTATTCTTCTTCTTAGTTCAGCCCGTGCCTCGTTTCTGAATGCATTGTACCAGTTATTTGTACGCTGATTTGCAATGGCTCTTTCAATATTATTTAAATTGAATCTAGCGAGAGCCTCCCTGGAAGCCGCGCGAATATTGGCATTTGTACTCATTGTTGCGGGTCCAGCGTAACCAGTCTGAGCAGCGTTATTGCGAATTCGAGAAACGGCTGCATTGAAATTAGCCGCAGTAGCCGCGGCTTGCGCGCGCCGTCTGTTATTCATACTGGCCTGAGCGGCTCTAAGTGCATTAGCCGCCGAGGAATTATTGTTATTTTGAGCTCGGCGATTGCCTGTAATGCGGACTTTTTCTATATTTTTTCGTCTGAAATTAA